ACTTATGGTGAACCGGAAAGTCTCGTTGGATAGTTCCTATTGACAAGAGCATATATAGACTGTTAAAATTGATCTGAAGGTTATTTTTTCTTATGGCAAAAGGATTTACTTTGAAGGCTAATGCACCGAAACCCAAGGAAGCAGAGTGGGATTACGATGCGATTAAGGAACGAATGAAGGGCAAATCGATTGTCTTTTGTCTTCCTGGTCGTGGGTGCTCATTTACATTTCTGAAGGCATTTGTACAACTTTGTTTTGATCTGGTGCAAAACAACATGAGTATTCAGATCTCTCAAGACTACTCATCGATGGTTAACTTTGCTCGTTGTAAAGTACTTGGAGCAAATGTTCTGCGTGGTCCCAAGCAGATTCCTTGGGATGGTAAACTGACTTACGATTATCAACTGTGGATTGATAGTGATATTGTATTCAATACTGAAAAGTTCTGGCAACTGTGTGATCTTGCACTGTCTGAAGATGGTGAAGAGAAAGAGATTGTAGCAGGATGGTATGCAACTGAGGATGGTCATACGACTTCTGTTGCTCACTGGTTGGAAGAAGATGACTTCCGTAAGAATGGTGGAGTCATGAATCATGAGAACGTAGAAGGTATTTCAAAGCGTCGTAAACCCTTTACTGTTGATTATACTGGTTTTGGTTGGGTTCTGATTAAGAAGGGTGTATTTGAGAATCTTGAGTATCCCTGGTTTGCTCCTAAGATGCAAGTCTTTGAATCTGGTGCAGTTCAAGATATGTGTGGTGAAGATGTTTCATTCTGTCTTGATGCGAAAGAAGCAGGATTTGATATCTGGTGTGATCCTCGTATTCGTGTAGGACATGAAAAAACTCGTGTAATCTAATGGCATTTAATATCTTATACAAAGGACGTAAGATATATCAGGATCTCAGTTATGAAGAATGCACTGAGATCCTTGACGAACTTTCCTCTAAGTATTATACTGAAGAGGACTTTGATATTGAACAACTCGAACTGGAGGAAATCTAATGGCTAAAGGTGGATCAAACAAAACTATTTTTGAACCAGGAGCACCAAAGAAGACACGTCAAGGACGTTCTGCCCGGACCCTGCTCTCACCAACGTCTCGTAACGGTAGAAAGAAAAGGTATCGGGGACAAGGAAAATAATTTATAGAGGGTGCTTAAATAGTAATAAGCACTCTTTTTTTATGTTTACTGAAAAAGAACTTTATATCCTTAATTGGATAAAAGAAGTATCAAAAGTGAGAGAAGAACTGAATGGATTTGCGATTTGTCCATTTGCATCTCATTCAAAATATAAGATTGTGGAGTGCCCTGCTGAGGAAATTATACCGATTGAAGGATATCAGGTTATAATATACATCGTAGAAGACTACTTTGACTTAGATGCTGTTCAATTTTGGGTTAATTTTCATAACTCAAAGCACCCTGGATGGAAATTTTTTGAAGACTGTGGTTCATATGACACCTATATTAAGGGTATAAAGACAAATAACGGCAAATATAACTTAATTTTAGTTCAACCAACCGATAAGTTGCGAAAATTTAGAGAAAATCTTGCTAGAACCACATACTATGACATGTGGGACGATGATTATTTGCAAGAAATACTCGAAAATGACTATGATATTCTTGAAAAACGGGATAGCAACCCCGTAAAAAGTTCTGATTTAACAGATCAGGAGAGCAAAAATGGGGAAACCAGCAGATCGTGACAAAAATTACATGTATGAACTGTGGGGAACCACGCATTTAACCTCAGATTATGGTGTTCTTGACAATATTCAAGAGAAAAAAATGCTGAGAGAGATCAGTAATGATGATTTAACTCCAAAAAAACATGATTTTTTCCATCAAAATGAAATTCATCAAAAAATTCGTAATGATGAGGACTATGATGACTGGGAATATGGCACTGAACCTCTTTATGAATTCAAAAAACCCGAATAAATAAGATAGATTTATAATATTTTCATGCCTGTAGAACGGCTAAGTAGAGGTTTCAAAGATATTAGTATGTCATTTCAGGTCAATCCCCTGAATAATGACTTGATTTCTATTAAGAATGAAACTGCTATTGCTCGTTCAGTCAGAAATCTCATCTTTACACTTCCAGGAGAAAGATTTTTTAACGAAAATCTTGGTTCTAGAGTGTCTCAAACACTTTTTGAGAATATGGATGAGATTTCTGCCTCTGTTATTAAGGATGAAATTACCAATACCATCAATAACTACGAACCAAGAGTTGATTTGATCTCTGTTGATGTATCTCCAAATTATGATAATAATGAATTTAACGTAACTATTAATTATTACATTGTTGGAATTGATGTATTACCCCAACAATTATCATTTGCATTACAGCCAACACGATAATGGCATTAGTAAACTTCACTAACCTAGACTTCGATCAGATAAAAACTTCGATTAAGGATTACCTTAGATCGAATTCAAATTTTACTGACTATGATTTCGAAGGATCAACTTTATCAACGTTGATAGATGTTTTAGCATATAATACCTATATTACTTCATATAATGCTAATATGATTAGCAATGAGGTGTTCATTGACAGTGCAACTTTAAGAGAGAATGTTGTTTCTCTTGCAAGAAATATTGGATATGTTCCAAGATCAAAAACATCAGCAAGAGCAAACATCTCTTTCTTTGTTGATACAACAGGATTTACGACAAGACCATTAACTCTTACCCTTAAAAAAGGAACTGTTTGTACATCATCAAGTTCTTTTGGTAATCAAAGTTATACCTTTACTGTTCCCGAGGACGTTACTCGTCCAGTTATAAATGGAATAGCACTTTTTGAGAATATTTCTGTTTATGAGGGAACCTTCTTAGTAAAAACTTTTACAGTTGATTCAAATAACCCTAATCAAAAGTTTATTTTAGATAACTCCGACATTGATACTCAATCAATCTCTGTTCTCGTTAGAAACACTCAATCAAGCACAGTAACTCGTAAGTTTACATTATCCTCTAGTTTACTTGATGTAGATTCTACTTCTAAAGTATTTTTTATTCAAGAGATCGAAGATCAAAGATACGAACTCATTTTTGGTGATGGTGTATTTGGAGTTAAACTTGATAATCAAAATTATATCGAAGTTTCTTATGTAACAACTACAGGTGAAGTCGCAAATGGTGTTTCATCCTTTACCTTTAATGGAAGAATTATTGATAATAATAACAGAGTAGTTACAACTGGAATTTCCTTATTAACTACTAACACACAGTCTAGAGGTGGACAAGATATAGAATCTGTAGATTCTATCAAGAAATATGCTCCGAGAATATACGCCTCTCAGAATAGAGCTGTAACGGCAACAGACTATGAAACTATAATCCCAACAATATATCCAGAGACAGAATCCGTTTCCGTTTTTGGTGGTGAAGATTTAAATCCTCCAAGATTTGGAAAGGTTTACATTTCCATTAAACCAATAAATGGAACATTTGTTTCTAGTCAAGTAAAAGAAAATATTCGTAACAGTTTAAGAAAATATAGTGTTGCTGGAATAGTTCCAGAAATTTTAGATCTTAAGTATCTTTATGTCGAATTCAATTCCGCAGTTTATTATAACTCAAACGAAGCTCCTAGTGCAGACTATTTGCAGACTATAGTATCAAACAATATAAACCTTTATGCAAATTCTTCTGAACTGAATAAGTACGGGGCAAGGTTTAAGTATAGTAAGTTTCTGAAATTGATTGACGATAGTAATAGTGCTATCACTTCAAACATAACAAAAATCATTATGAGAAGGGACATGAGACCCGCATTGAATCAATTTGCTGACTATGAGATATGTTATGGAAATGCGTTTCATGTCAGTAAAATGAGTGGATATAATATTAAGTCTTCTGGATTTACTATTAGTTCAGTGAATGGAACAGTTTATATGTCAGATATTCCAAATTCTGATGGAAAAACAGGATCTATATTTTTCTTCACTATAACTTCAACAAATACTCCCACAGTCGTGAGAAACAATGTTGGTAGAATTGATTATGAAAGAGGTGAAATTATATTAAACCCAGTCAACATTACTTCAACTTCTAAAAATATTGGAGGAGAATCTATTATTCAAATTTCAGTGTCACCAAGATCAAATGATGTCATTGGATTACAGGATTTATATTTACAATTAGACGCATCTTCTAGTGTGTTAAATATGGTATCAGATGAAATATCTTCAGGTTCTGATATCTCTGGATCAACATATACGGTAACTTCAAGTTATTCCAACGGAGACCTCGTAAGAATATAACAAAATGGCAGAAACAAGAATCAAAATTAGTTCAGTTGTTGAAAATCAACTTCCAGAGTTCGTAAAGGATGAATTTCCTTTAGTTTCAGAATTCTTAAAACAATATTACTTGTCTCTGGAAAGTCAAGGATCTACATATGATTTAATTTCCAATTTAGATCAATATGTAAAAGTAGATAACTTATCTAATTTAATTGATTCTACTACTCTTACATCCAAAGTATCTTTTTTCGATACGACTATCAATGTAAGTTCTACTGCTGGATTTCCTAATTCTTACGGTCTTCTTTTAATTGATTCTGAAGTAATAACATATACCAGAAAAACTGCAACCTCTTTTATTGGATGTATTAGGGGTTTTAGTGGGACAACATCTTTAGATAATTCATCAAATCCGGACGAACTCGTTTTTACTGATTCTGCCGTACAGGAACATAGTTCGTCGGCGACTGTAAAAAACCTCAGTATTCTTTTCCTTCAAAAATTCTTTACAAAATTAAAAACTCAAGTAACTCCTGGATTTGAGGATAGAACACTTTTTAGTGGATTGAATGATGGTCTCTTTATCAAGCAAGCAGCAGACTTTTATTCATCTAAAGGAACTGAAGGTTCTTTTGAAATTTTATTCAGGGCTTTATATGGAAAAGACGTTACAGTTATAAGACCACAAGACTATCTAATTCAACCATCTGATGCTCACTATAGAGTAACTAGAGATTTGGTTGTTGAAAATATTAATGGAAATATAAATCAACTTGTAAACAGGACTGTTTATCAGGACGAGAGTTCATTCTTAGCAAAAGCAAGAGGAACTGTAACTCAGGTAGAAAGAATTCAAAGGGCAAATAAAGATTATTATGTTCTTAGTTTAGACATTGGATATCAAAGAGATATTGATGTTGATGGTACTATTTTTGGAGAATTCTCTATTCATCCAAAAACTTTGTGTATTACATCTATCAAAGATGTAGATTCTAGTGTTGGTGGTTTTACACCAAGCTCAACTTCACTTGATGTTGACTCTACCGTAGGTTTTCCTCAGTCAGGAAAACTAATTGTAGATTTGGAAAATGGATCTCAGATTACAATAACATATACAGATAAAACTCTTACTCAGTTTTTGAATTGCTCAGGAATTACTCAAGAAATTCCAAGTGGAACTGAAATAAAATCAAATTTTTATGCTTATGGATATGATGATTCTCAACAAATTGTAAAGTTTAGAGTAACGGGAGTATTATCAGACATTGAATTACAGAATCAGAACAGTTCGTTTTCTGCTGGTGATCCAATTAAAATAAAAACTCTTGGTGATGAGATAGAAGAATATAAGTTCAATAATTGGTTCTTTAATGTATCAACTTCATACACAACCAAATCTGTTGAATTACTTGATTCTTCAAATAATTCTTACGCTTTAAATTTTTATGATGAGCATTCTTTTGTTATTGGTGATAGAGTCTCGATACTTCCATCTTTTGGTAGACCCGGTACTGAAGTTTTTGGAACTGTAATTTCCTATAGGAATAAGAGATCAATTACTGTTTCTGGTCAAGGATCTTTAAATTCTAATCAAGTTTATGATGTAACGAAGATTTTGTCTAGATTTGACTCTAGTAACTATCCTACTCTGAGTAAGTATACAACGAATGTACAAAATGTTTATGCTGATGATGAAAAATCTCTATATGTGGCATCTCCATCTTTACCCACCTATTTGAACCAAAAGGTAACAGTAAATGATAGGTCAGTAACATTTTCAGGAACCTTTAGTGGAAATAATTTAACCATTCAAAATCATCCGTTTTACACTGGTGATGCTGTTTATTATAGATCTAATGGTACAGGAAATAATCTTGGAATACCTGATGGATTTTATTTTGTAAAAAAGATTAATAGTTCTACAATTCAATTATCCAAAAGTAGAGCAAATCTTTATGCAAATAAAATTGTTTCTGTATCAGGAACCGTATCTAACAATAAATTAGAATTTTCATCTTTTGTATCTGATAGCACTCTAAAAACAAAACAATTAGAACCTCAAAAACTGATTAGAAAGGTATCTACTCCAGTTGATGATGAAAATCAGTTTCAGACTTTGCCTGGTTCTACCGGTATTTTAGTAAATGGTGTAGAGTTACTCAATTATAAGTCAAGCAGTAACATTTTTTATGGACCAATTGAAGAAATTACCGTAACTTCACCAGGATCTGGTTATGATATAATCAATCCACCTGTTTTACAAATTTCAGATGCTGTAGGATCTGGTGCAACTGCTTATTGTAATGTAAAAGGTAATTTAGATAGAATTGATGTTGTAGATGGTGGATTTGATTATCTGGAAGAACCAAAGATTACAATTTCTGGAGGTAATGGATCTTTAGCAGAGGCAAAAGCTAATTTAATATCTTTTGATCATTATGTAACATTTAATGCAAGTCCAACTTCAGGTGCTATCAATGCGACCACCGGACAAATTTCATTCATCAGTGATCATAAATTTAGAGATTATGAGCAAGTTGTATATGATCCTCAAGGACAAAAAGTAGTTGGAGGATTGTCTACAAATTCGTCATATTTCGTGTCTGTAATCGACTCCACGAGCATTAAACTCCACTCTACGTATTCGGATAGCATTCTTGGAGTAAACACGGTTTCAGTAGCAAATAATGGGATTGGAATTCAAAGATTTAAATCCTCGAATAAAAAAAGAAAAATAGGATCAATTACAGTAACCAACCCCGGATCTGGTTATGAAAATAAGAAAAGAACCTCTACAGTATCTGGAATTAATACAGCATCAAATATTATCAATATCCAAAATCATGGATATCAAAATGCAGAAGTATTAACATATAATTTCACCGAGAGTTCCGTAGTAGGTTTATCATCGACTTCAACATATTATGTGACTAAAGTTGATGATGATAATTTTAAATTATCTTTAGTGGGAACTTCCACAACTCAACCAATCAACATAAATTATGTAACTAAAAATTATGTCGATCTTATTGGTGCTGGTGGTGGTATTCATATTTTTAACTATGAACCAATAACAGTAACTGCATCTGGTTCCATTGGAGTTTCCACATTAACCGGACAGAATTTTAATGCAGTGCTTCAACCAGTGTTTCGGGGAAGTATTGAATCTGTTCATGTTCAGAATGGAGGAAATAATTTTGGATCTGATGATATATTGAATTATAACAGACAACCAGAATTTTTGCTCTTAAATGGAAGTGGGTCTCAATTAACACCCGTAATTAACAACGGATCAATTGTTGACGTGATCATTAATGATCCCGGCATTAACTATAATTCGGCACCAAATATAATAGTTCATGGAAGTGGATCTGGTGCATTATTAACTCCGATAGTTTCTAATGGAACCATCACTTCAGTAAATGTTGTGTTTGGTGGAATCGGATATTTAGATTCCGATACTAGTCTTGAAGTAATACCAGCAGGACAATCTGCAAAATTTGAATGTTCTATTAAATCTTGGAATATTAATTTATTTGAAAGATTTTTACAAACAAATCAAATTACGAATGATGATGGTATTCTTGAGGATAGTTTTTCTGGTTTTGGAATTCAGTACTTCCATCTTTATTCTCCAAGAAAATTAAGGTCTTCTGTTCTTGCAACAAGATATAAAGATGGTCAAATTTTTTATCAACCAGATTTACAGATTGTTAATGGAAGAGAAGTAGTATCAAATGCACACTCTCCGATTATTGGATGGGCTTATGATGGAAATCCAATCTATGGTCCGTATGGATATTCATCAATTACTGGTGGATCTGTTAGATCAATGGTTTCTGGTTATCAGTTAAAACTTAAACCAAATAGACCAAGTACGACTTTATATCCTGCTGGATTCTTTGTTGATGATTATGAGTTTATTGGTAATGGTGATCTTGATGAAAATAATGGAAGATTTTGTGTAACACCAGAATATCCTAATGGTGTTTACGCATACTTTACCACTATCAATTCTGGTGATGTAGAATCAGTTGGAGTTTTTAGAAATTATAAGTTACCAGTATTTCCATATTTTATAGGAAATACTTATAAATCAAAACCAGAAGGGTTTAATTTCTTAAAATCATCTAATCAGTCGGATATTGATATTAACCAAACTAATTGGTTACGCAATACCACACCATATAATATTACAAAATCTAATAGTGGTTATCAGTTCTTATACAATCCAAACAAAATTAGAGAACAAATTTCTCATGTAAAATCAGTATCAAGTGGAACAATAAGTTCTGTTGGTATTTTGACAGGAGGAAGAGGGTATCAAGTAAATGACAAGGTTATTTTTAAAGATACAGATCTTTCTTCCAAAAAACCAGTAGCTAGTGTTTCTTTTGTTAAGGGGAAAACTGTAAGTTCTGTTAGTGTAGCAACTTCAGAGTTATCTAATTTGGAATTTTATCCATCAGGAAATGGATATGTTGCGTTTTCAACTACACCACATTACTTTAATAACAGAGATATTGTAACCTTTACTTCAGATTTTGAAAATTCTCAGACAGAAACTATTTCAAATTCAATAAACAGTTTAGTAGTATCTACTGGAATTGGATCAACCGTATATACCGGTTTAGTCACTTATTTCAATGTAATTGGAAATCTGTCTGAAACATTCATAAAAGAAAATGACATTTATCAGATTCTTAATGAAAGAGTAAAAATATTAAACATTGATGCACCATCTTCTAGAGTAAGAGTTCTTAGGAACATTGGAGAAACAACAGGAATTAGTACATATTCTGTTGGTGTTGCGATAACTGAAGTTACTAGAAAGTTGTATATTGACTTAAACATTCAAAATGATTACGATTACAAATTAAATAAGGAACTTTATTTTAATCCATCAGAATCTTTAGGTATAGGAACTACTTCTGGACCTGGAGTTGCAACTACATTAACTTTTTCAAATCCAGGGGTTGGTGCTACTCAAATCTCGATCCCTACAAGATCAATCTATATTCCAAATCATCAATTAACATCTGGAGATGAGTTGATTTATTCATCAAATGGTGGAAATCAGATATCAATTTCTACAGATGGTATATCTTCATATCAACTGTCAGAAAACTCCGTTGTTTATGCAACAAGACTGACATCTGATCTAATTGGTATTAGTTCTTATAGAGTTGGTTTAGGAACTACTGGTTATTATGCTGGTATATCTACTTCAGCAAATCTCCTATATTTCACCAATCTTGGTTCTGGAGAAATTCACAGTTTTACCACCAATTATCAAAGTATATTAATTGGTAATATTTCTAAAAATGAGGCGACTGTTTCTACTGCTTCAACACATGGACTTAAATTGGGCGATTCTGTTATTGTAAATGTTATTTCTGGAATTTCTACTCAAATTTCAGTTTCTTATGATGATTACAATAGAAGAGCAGTTATCAATAAATTAAATTTCTTGGCTTCTGCAGTTGATATTGCTAGAAATACAATAACTATACCAAATCATGGTTTATATACAAGCCAAAAGGTAATTTATACATCAACAGCACCTTCTGGAGGTCTTTCCAATGAAGGAATTTATTATGTTATCGTTGTTGACAAAAATACCATTAAACTTTCTAACAATTATTATTACTCATCTAGAGTAGAGAGAAATGAAGTAAACATAACATCATCATCCGATGGATCAATTTCCTCAATAAATCCATCTATTAATCTGACAAATAAAAATACTCTGATATTTGATGTATCAAGTCCAACCCTTTCTTTCCTAAACAGTGGAATTTTGTATTCTGCTTTTGATCTTGATTTTTATACAGATTCTAACTTTAAGTTTCCATTTGAATTTACAAATTCTAGTAACGTCGAAATTATAAAAACAGGAAGAGTTGGTATTGATACTAACGCAACAGTAACTTTAAAGGTAAATGATTCTACACCTAGAAAGTTATACTATAAACTTACTCCAACAAACCTTGAAATTATTCCAACGGTAAAGGAGGAAATTATAGTAGATGATGAAATAATTGATAATAGTTCAATAAACATTAAAGAAAGCATCTATAGTGGAAATCAAGTAATATCTGGAATTGCATCAACTGCTTTTACTTATCTACTATCAAGTACTCCAGAAAGATCTTCATACAATCAGGAAAATTCTTCAATATCATACATAACAAATTCAACTAGTGCTTATGGTGAAATTGAATCAATATCCACAAACTATGGTGGACTCAATTTAAAATCTATTCCCGAAATTATAGATGTATCTTCGAAGTTTGGATCTGGTGAAGTTTTAGAGTTATCTACCGATAGCATTGGAAAAGTTATTAAAACTACCATTGATGACATTGGATTTGGTTATTCAAATGATTATTCGGTAAGACCAACGGCAAAACTTCCTGATGTTATAAAAGTAACACCACAAGCATCGTTTAAATCTATTGGAATAGCATCCGTAGGAAAAGGTTATTCTATTGCACCTGATCTTGTTGTTTTGGATGGACTTGCAAATAAAGTTGTATCTGATGTAGATCTTAGATACAATTTAGACTCTAAAACAGTAACTATCTTAAAAAATACTAAGTCAATTAATAATGTAACCCCGATTATTATTCCAGTTAACAATAATAATGGAGTTGGAATTAGTTCTATTAGATTTATCCCATCTTCAAAAGATGTTGTTGTTACTTTAGGTTCTAGTTTTAGTAATGTTTCTGATTTTCCATTTAATGTAGGAGATAAAGTTCTTATTGAAAATACTAGTGTTGGTGTTGGATCTACCGGAAAAGGATATAATTCATCAAACTACAATTACACACTGTTTACCGTAGTAAATACTGATCCAAACATTGGAGGTGTTGGAGCTACTGTCTCTTATAACATTTCAAATTATCTTTCTGACGGAGAAGTACCCGGCACATTTAATGTTGCAAATTCTTCAGGAAGAATTATTCCACAAAAGCATTTTCCAATATTTAATGTTGTTCTTGAGAAAAATACTTTTAATAAGGGAGAAACTGTATTTTCTAATGAATCATCTGGAACTGTAGTCGATTGGAACGAAATAACTGAAACATTAAAAGTTTCTACTAACAACACGTTTAGTGTTGGCGAACTCATAACGGGTAGAACTTCAACTTCTAGTGGTTTAATCGGTAATATAACCATATCCAGATCAAACTATGTAGTTGGATCTGCTTCAACCGTTGTAAAAGGATGGCAAACGGAAACTGGATTCTTAGATAATCAATTCCAAAGAGTTCACGATAATGATTACTATCAGTATTTCTCATACTCCTTAAAATCTCAAATTTCTGTCGATACTTGGAATGATGCTGTAAGTAATTTAAATCACACTGCAGGATTTAAGAGATTCAGTGACTTGGTAGTTGAATCATCTCCAGTTATCTCAGGAATTAATACTGAACAAAACTTAGGAGATGTATCTGGAATTGCAGACCTTTCTCGTTCTATTGACCTCAATTGTGTTTATGATTTTGATTTAGTTACCGAAAATAACTTTATTGTTGATGGAAGTTCCAGATCTGATGAAATATTATTTGGTTCTCGTGTTCTTCAAGACTATATTGAGTCTGTTGGAAATAGAGTTCTTTTAATTGATGATATTAGTGATGAATTTAATAGCAACCCAAGATCAACACAATTTAGTATTGTTGATACATTTAGATTAGATTCTAGATCTGTCAAATACTTAACTTTTGTCAAAGACAGAAGATTCACTTCTCAGAAACAGGTATCTATAGTTTCTCTTGTTCATGATGGATCGACAGCATATATTAATCAATATGGCGGAGTTGATACCTACTATGACATGGGATCCTTTGATTTTAGTATTACTGGACTTGATGGACATCTTCTCTTCTATCCAACAAAATCGACAATTAATGATTATGATGTAAGTACAATTTCTTTCGACATTAGAGACTCTATTACTTCTATTGGATCTACAAATCTTGGAGATACTGTCTTTGTTGGTTCTGCCACTACTAATATTCCTTCTGGTACTTCATCCGCAATAACAATTGTTGGTATTGCTTCTACTTATAGATCATCTAAAGTTCTGGTTCAAATCGGAGCCACAAATTCCTCTTATCATCAATTTGAGGAATTTACAGTTCTGCATGACGGAACTAATATCATATTGCAAGAATATGGTCAATTGAATACAGTTCATTTAGAATCTGATTCAACTTTGGGATTAGGAACTTATCACGCATATTATTCAGGGTCAAATATCAATATTGATCTTATTCCATATACCACAACATCTATTCAATATAACGTCAACTCTGCAAGAGTGTCAATATCAAGCACTCTTTCTGTTGGAGTTGGAACTGAAGTATTCAACGATGCTAGAATTCAATCTAGTTATATTGCTATTTCATCTACTCCTACTCCAGGAATTACAACTGTAGCAAGTTATAGTTCAACTTACGAAGGTTGTTATTATATTGTTAGTGCAGAAGACTTGACAAATAATCAATACCAAGTTTCTGAGGTTATCGTAGTTGATGCTGATAATGAGGCTTACATAACAGAGTTTGGTATCATACAAACTGGTTCATCTATTGGATTAATTGGAGCAACTGTAAATTCATCAGGTAATGTTGATCTTACATTTACTGCAAATGCAAATACTGATGTCCAAGTTAGGGTATACCAAAATCCAATAGGATTAGTTAATTCATCTATTGCAAATAGAACCATAGATTTTACTAATGCGTTTATAAGAACTGGATATGGATTCTATACTGGATCAGAAACTGATGTCAAGAGAGCATTTGGACTGACTCACAAACAAAAACCAATCTTTGAAAGATATTTTGACGGAAGTAATTCTGATATAGTAAGTGTAACTAATAATACAATTACAATACCAGAACATTTCTTTATAACTGGTGAAAAAGTTATATACTCCTTTGCGGGAGCAGGAACTACACAAGCAATTGGTATTGCAACAACCACAATCAGTGGAGTTGGATCAACTGATAAGTTACCATCGTCTCTTTATATTGTAAAAGAAAGTGATCTTAAAGTTAGAGTGGCTGCATCTGCATCAGATGCTCTTCGCAATCCACCAAATGTTTTAGATATAACGACAGTTGGAATTGGAACTTCTCATAGGTTTGTTTCTACAAATCAAAATGCAAGAGTTTTGATTGGAATTGATAATCTTATTCAATCTCCAATCGTTGCAACTTCAGTAACCACAACAGCATCAAAGGAAGTTTCTATTGTAGATGATAGATTGACTTTCTCGGGAATTACATCCTTCTTTGGTGGAGATTTGGTTAAAGTTGATGATGAAATTATGAGAGTTGATTCAGTTGGTTTTGGATCAACTAACGTTGTCCTCATTCAAAGAGCATGGATGGGAACTGGTATTGCAACTCATGCTGTCAATTCTACAATTACAAAAGTTAATGGTGATTTTAATATTGTAGGAAATACAATTAATTTTGTAACTGCTCCATATGGACCAACTCCTATTGGATCAACTACAAATCCACCAGATAGTAGAGATTTTGTTGGCGTAGAAACTCATTCTACATTTAGTGGAAGATCGTTTATTAGATCTGGAATCCTAAATGGAGATTCTGAACCATATTCTCATAATTATATCTTCGATGATATATCTTCAGGATTTAATGGAACCAATAACACATTTACATTGAAATCGAACAGATCCAATATTTCTGGATTCTCTACAAGTAATGCAATTATTCTTATTAATGATATTTTCCAAGGTCCAGCAAGAGTTGGTGCTATTCAAATTGTTGGTGATTATGATCTCTCGGAAAACACCGGCATTACTTCTATAACGTTTACTGGATCAATATCTTCTACTTCTTACGATATTAATACAAGTAACCTCCCTCTTGGTGGAGTAATTGTTTCTGTAGGATCTACTTCTGGACTTGGATATCAACCTTTAGTTTCAGCAGGAGGAACAGCAACAGTTTCTATCGCAGGAACAATTTCTCTGATTAGTATTGGAAATAGTGGATCTGGATATAGATCGGGAATACAAACCGTTAATGTTGGAGTGGCAACTTCCAGCACTGGAATTCCAAATATTACCTACATTGGCATTGCAACAGTTGTAAATGGTCATGTCACTGGAGTTGCTATCACAAATCCAGGAACCGGATATACAACAACAAATCCACCTATTGTTATTTTCGATGATCCTCTCTCATATTCAAATATTCCTCTTGTTTATAGTTCTTCTTCGAGTGGACTTGGAACTGCCGCCACTGCAGATATAGTAGTTGGTCAAGGTTCGAGTGTAATTTCATTTGAAATTAGAAATACTGGATATGGTTATGGTCAAGGTCAAGTTCTTACTGTTGCTATTGGGGGAACTACAGGAATCCCAACAGATACCTCAGTTTCATTCCGAGAGTTTCAAATTATAGTTGAAGAAACTTTCACTGATGAATTTACTGGATGGACAATTGGAGACCTTCAAGTTATTGATCCGATAGATTCTTTATTTGATGGCGAAAAAACTACTTTCCCAATTAAAATTAATGGAGAACAAACCACCATTAGATCTAGAAGAGGATCTAATATTGAAGTAAAGGCAAATCTGTTGATTTTCATCAATGATATTTTACAAGTCCCTGATGTTTCATACATCTTTAATGGTGGAAGTATCATTACATTTAAAGAAGCACCAAAAGTAGGAGACACTTCCAAAATTCTCTTCTACAGAGGAACAGGTGATGTTGATACTATTAATGTCGATCTTTTAGAAACTGTTAAGGAAGGTGATACTCTAAGAATCGATAGTGATATTGCAAGGTTTAAAGAAGATACTAGATTAGTCACTGATGTTGTATCAACTGACGTTGTTGAAACTAACGTATATCCAGGTCCTGGATTAACTCAAGATGAGACCTTTGCAAGACCTGTTGTATGGTGTAGACAAACTGAAGATAAAATTATTAATGGTCAGGAAGTTGGTAAAGATAGAATTCTTTATGAACCACTGATTACTCCTACATCAAATATTATTCAGAATATTTCAGTTGCATCGACTCAAATTTTTGTTGAAAGTGTCAAAACATTTTTCGATAGTGCAGATGAGTACCTACAGAACGGAACTAGTGAAGCACCTCAAAAGAAAGTTATTATTATCTCGCAAGATCAATTAGTAGCAGCTGCTGCTACTGCTATTGTTTCTGTTGGTGGAACTATATCCTCAATAGTCATTTCCGATGGTGGTGTTGGATACTCTACCAATCCTGTTGTGATTATTGAAAACCCAGTTGGACTTGGAACAACACAGAGAGCAACAGCAACCTCAACAATATCTGTTGGAGGAACAGTTTCTTCGATTGCGGTTTCGAATCCAGGTGCGGGATATACAACATCAAATTCACCAGTTGTTCTCATAGCACCACCAGATATTTCTAGAGAGGTTATTGATGTAGTTTCTTATGATGGAGATTTTGGTATTATTAGTGGAATAAAAACCACATCCGTTGGAGTTGCTTCTACGGGAATAGTGTTTGATCTATTCATTCCAAAAAATTCTTTCCTCAGAGATACAACTATCAATAGTGTTGGAATCGCTACAACAGGTGTAAGTGGCATACAAACTGGTTATTATTTTATGATCTTTAATTCAAATATTGGTTTTGGATTGACATCTTTAACTCAAAGTGGATCTGTTGTTGGAGTTGGAACTTCATTTATTGATAATGTTTACGAAGTTGCTTCGGTCTCAATTGGACAAACTGATGTTGTTGGAGTTGGACTAACATACGTTGCAAAAGTAACTGTAAGTGTATCGAATTATAATGGACTTTCTGGACTCGGATACAGCAACTTCTATGGAGAATATAGTTGGGGAAGACTTCACAATCTAACAAGAAATGATGCCAAGGCATTTACTTATTACAATAATGGACTTGTTGGTATATCAACCTCTGCTAAAGTTCAAAGATATAATCCTCTCAAATACCGTAACTACGTTTCATAAATAGATAAAAAACTCATAAAATGTCTGCAATTATAACTGATCAATTAAGAATACTGAATGCCAAGAGTTTTGTTTCTGTAGCAACCTCTTCTTCAAATTCTTATTATGCTTTTGTAGGTCTTCCCAATGCAAATGATTATTCATCTACTTGGGACGTAACTCCTCCAGCACCAAAGGATAACTTTGATCAGGAGAATGATTATTGGGATACAATGATTGCTCTTAAAAAAATTGGAGAAGATGATGTAAAGCAAGTTGTTCGCAAAGTCACTTGGCAGTCAGGAACAACTTATGACATGTATCGTCATGACATTAGTAGAACTAATACTTCCAAACCTTCTGGGGCAACTAGTTTATATTCTGCAAATTATTATGTCGTAAACAGTGATTATAAGGTTTATATTTGTTTGCAGAATGGCACTTCTCCAGAAAATCCAGAAGGAAGACCCTCACTTGATGAACCAACTTTTGTTGATTTAGAACCAAGATCTGCTGGAACAAGTGGTGATGGGTATCTTTGGAAGTATCTCTACACCATCAAACCAAGTGATATTATCAAATTTGATTCTATTAACTTCATTCCTGTTCCTAAGAATTGGGAAACTAGCACTGAGAATGCTTCAGTTAGAAATAATGCAGCAACTAGTGGTCAGTTAAAGATTGTCACTATTACTAATCGTGGCGTTGGTCTTGGAACTGCTAATAGAACTTACACTAGAGTGCCTATTAAAGGTGATGGTAGTGGAGCCGAGTGCACTATTACTGTTAACAATGATTCAAAGGTAGAGTCGGTTGTAATTTCTAAAGGTGGATCTGGATATACTTATGGTACTGTTGATATTGCTGCAGGTAATGTCCCCTCTGGTACAACAGCACCTGTTTTTAACGTCATTATTCCACCTCAAGGAGGTCATGGAGCAGACATTTATAGAGAATTAGGTGCTTATAATGTAATTGTTTATTCTAGAATTGAAAATGATTTAGAAAATCCAGATTTTATTACCGGTAATCAGATTGCCAGAGTTGGTCTTGTAGAAAATCCAGAGGCATATAATTCTTCTTCTGTTTTAACCTTAAGTAAAGCAAGTGCAGTTGGAGCAATAAAGTTATCTGGAATTGGATACAGTAGTGCTTCATTCCCAGCAGATAGCAGAATTACACAAACTATTGGAGTTGGATCTACTGCTGTTGGTAGAGTTATTTCATATGATCAAAATACAGGAGTCTTAAAATACTGGCAAGATAGATCTCTTGCGGGTTTTAATACAAATGGAACTGCAAATATAAATCCAACTTATGGATTTAATCTGAACAGATTTACATCTACAGTAGGAACTGGTGGAACAACTACTATTGTTGGAACAGTCAATTCTCTCACTATTGATACAAACTTCACAGGTATATCTACCGTAATAAATAATAGAACATACTATTTGGGTCAATCATTCTCGTCGGGTGTATCAAATCCAGAAGTCAAGAAATACTCTGGAAATATCATTTATGTTGATAATAGACCTTCGATAACTAGATCATCAAATCAAAAAGAAGATATCAAAGTCATTTTGCAATTCTAAAGAATTATGCCACAGGAAACTAACCTCAACGTCTCTCCATACTTTGACGATTTTGATCCGGCAAAAAATTATTACAAGGTTTTATTTAAACCTGGATATCCTGTTCAGGCTCGTGAATTAACGGGATTACAATCAACCCTTCAAAATCAAATTGAACAGTTTGGTAATCATATTTTCCGAGAAGGGTCAGTTGTGATTCCTGGTGGAATTAATTATCTAAGGCAAGTCCCTGCAGTCATTCTTGAAAATACTTTTAATAATGTAGATGTAGATGGATATATCGATAATCTTCTCAACAAGGTTATAGTAGGTCAAGATTCTGGGGTTAAGGCAAAAGTAATTTACATTTTAAAGAAAAATAGTGCAGATAACAATAATACAAATACAGTACTTTATTTAAATTATTTAAATACCAGCACAAATGGCAATAGTTCATTTAGTGATGCTGAGAATTTATTAACTGAGGAAACTGTATCTCCAGGATTTACTGAAATAACTCCGATACAAGCAAATCAAGCATTTGCAACTACAATAAACACTCAAGCATCTATTTCAGGATCCATGGTGATCTTGTCTGAAGGTGTTTATTTCTTAAGAGGCACGTTTGTCAATGTAAATTCTCAAACATTAATACTTGATTATAATTATAATTTTTCCAATTACAAAGTTGGACTTAGAATATTTGAAGAGGTTGTAAATTCTGATATTGACGAATCTTTAGTTGATAACGCTAAAGGATTTTCAAATTATGCTGCGCCTGGTGCGGATAGATTAAAAATTACAGCAAATTTAGAAAAATTAGAGATTAATGATACTAGTGCTGATAATTTTGTAGAACTTTTAAGAGTTGAATCTGGACAAATATCTAGAAAAAACACAAATACTCAATATAACGAATTATCTGACGAATTTGCAAGAAGAACATATGATGAGTCTGGAGACTATTACATAAAACCATTGAAAGTTGAAATTAAAAATTCACTAAATGATGGAAAAGGTAATGATGGAATTTTTAATGAAGGTCAATTAACATATCAAAATAGTGTCCCTTCAGATGATCTTGGTTGCTATAAAATATCTCCAGGAAAGGCATATGTTAAGGGTTATGAAGTAGAATTATTGTCTTCTACTATAGCAGACTTTGAAAAACCAAGAACTACAAAAACTCTCAATAATCAAAGCATCATATATTCCACTGGTGCAACATATTCTCTCAATAGAGTATATGGATCACCATCCGTTGGAATTTCTACTTATGTGGTTAGTCTGAGAGATTCTAGAGTTGGTTCTAGTCAGTTTTCGGCATCAGGGAAAGAAATTGGAGTTGCTAGGGCATATGACTTTGCTTTAGAGTCTGGTTCTTACGATTCTATTCTTCCAAACACTAATCAGTGGGAAATTTCTCTTTATGATATTCAAACTTACACAGAAATTTCTTTAAATGAACCAATCACATTAACCACTCCAACTTTTATTAAAGGAAAAGCAACTGGAGCTACCGGATTCCTAAGATATGATGTAAATAATTCTGGAATTCTTACCGCATATAACACAAAAGGAACTTTTGCGAAAGGTGAGAAATTCATATTTGATGGAATAGAGAATAATAGAGTTGCAACCGCAATTACATCTTATGGAACTGGAGATGTAAAATCTTTGTATGGAATTGTCGGATCTGCATCAACATTTACCGCAGATACAAGACAGTATTCATCGGTAAATGTTGGTCTTGTTAATATTACACCCGTTTCATCTGGAATTTCTACAGTAACTTCTTCAGATTTTACTTTTGTTGGAGTCGCAACTGCTGGAAATTTGGTTTCCTTCTCTAATGTTGGATTAACAACATCTGTTTTTGCTAGGGTTGTTTCAGTATCAGAGAAAAGCATTACTATTTCCGGAGTTACAACAGTAACAGGAATTTGTGAAGGTGCATTGCCAACCACAAGTATTAATCCATCTGATTTTACTATCCTCAAATCAAGATTCTTAAACTCATCCGATAACACCTTATATACACCACTTGGCAAAAAATATATTTCTTCAGTAGATCTTTCAGATTCTCAACTTGTTATTAGAAAGCAGTTTAATGTTACAATTTCATCAAACTCTTTAACGGTATCTCCAACAGAAATTTTATCGAATGAGGTATTTTTACCTTTTGATGAAGAGAGATATGTTTTAATTAGAAATGATGGCAGTACAGAACCACTAAGTTCTGATCAATTTGTATTTACTTCTGGTGGTAGAGAACTCACCATTAATGGTCTCCAATCAAATGGTACAGCAAGATTAATTGCAACTTTACAGAAAACAAATGTCAAGGCAAGAGTAAAAAATAAAAATAGAGTTAACTCCACAATTATCAATAAATCAATCTATAACTACTCTGGGACAAATAGTGGCATTGGTAATACTACTAATAATGATGGTTTGACTTTTGGCAATTATCCATATGGAACTAGAGTTCAAGATGATGAATTGTGTTTAAATATGCCAGAAGTAACTAAAGTATATGCTGTTTTTGAATCTTCAGGAATACAAAATCCAACGGCCCCAACAATTCTTTTACAGAATATTTCTTCCACTTCAGCAACAACTTCCGAAATAATTATTGGTGAAGAAATAATAGGATCGGAAAGTGGTAATGTTGCAATTTGTTTGGAAAAACCAACATCACTTTCTATTAATTATGTTAGTTTGAATGATCTGGGATTCAATGAGGGTGAAAGTGTAACGTTTAAAGAATCAGGAATTACTGCTGTAATTAATACTATTACTTCAGGATCTAATGATATCAAAAATAATTACACTGTAGATAATGGACAAAGAAGTACTATTTTAGATTACTCCAGGTTAATCAAAAAACCAAATGTAGCTGCTCCAAGTAAAAAATTAAAAATATATTTTGAATCAGCTTACATTCCAACATCAGATTCTGGGGATATTACTGTCGTAGATTCTTATAATCAATTTGATTATTGTGATTTGCAATCGGTAGATTTGAATAGAACATCAGACATAATCGACACTAGACCAATAGTTGATCAATTTGATCCTAATTCTACCACTAGATCTCCCTTTGAATTTTATGGCAGATCTTTTGATGGATCACAAAACTCATCTTTAAATGTTTTAGCATCAGATGAGGCTGTAATTTGCAATTATTCATTCTATCTGGGAAGAATTGATAGAATATATTTAAGTTCTCAAACTAGTAATTCAAGGTTATCTGATAGTAATTTTAGATTGCCTGTAATTTTAGTAAAACAAGGATCCCCATCAGAAAATCCACAACTCCCTGATGAAATTTCAGATGGAATTGAGATTGCAAGAGTTACATTACCACCATATCTTTGCAATCTAGAAAATGCAT